GGTTTACAAACCATTTAAATACCCTTGGGCTGTGGAGTACGCAGTTTCTCATGAGAAGGTCCACTGGGGAGAATGGGAGGCAAAACTGCAAGAGGATGTGGCACAGTGGCAAGGGGGCAAGCTCTCTGCACAGGAGAAGCACCACATCACTCAGATCCTCAAGCTGTTCACACAGTCTGACGTACAGGTTGGTACGAATTACCTCGAGTACTACATCCCGAAGCTAAAGAACAATGAGATCCGTGCGATGCTCACGTCGTTTGCAAACCGTGAGTTTGTACACCAGCGTAGCTACGCCCTGCTCAACGACACCCTCGGGTTACCGGAGTCAGAGTTCTCTGCTTTCCGCGAGTACAAGGCGATGGCCGATAAGGTAGACTTCATGGGAGAGATTGACATGCAGTCCCATGCCGGGATCGCCAAATCGATTGCACGTAGCGTGATGAATGAGGGGATGGCTCTCTTCAGTGCTTTTGCGATGCTCTTGAACTACCAGCGGTTTGGCAAGATGCGTGGCATGTGTGAGATTGTGGAGTGGAGCATACGAGATGAGAGTATGCACTGTGAAGGTATGGTTAAGTTATTTAGGGAGTTTTGTGATGAACATCCAAGAATTGTTACAGACGATTTCAAAAAAGATATCTACGACATGTTCCGAGTGGGTGTCGCGCTCGAAGACAAGGTTATTGATAATGCGTTTGAAATGGGAAGAATTGAAGGCGTTAGTGCTGAAGAAATTAAACAATACATCCGATACCTAGCAGACCGCCGCTTAATCATGCTCGGACTCAAGGGTAACTGGAAGGTCAAGGAGAACCCCCTAGAGTGGCTTGACTGGGTTGTGAATGGGGCGAGTCACAAGAACTTCTTTGAGGGCACTGTGACGGACTACAATGCGAATGGGATGGTAGGCGAGTGGGGTTGGCCGGAAGCACGGGAGGAGCGGGTGGAGGTAGCCGCATGACAGACGCTAAAGTACAGCGAATGCTCGACAGGTTAAAACTACAGATGGAAGCGTGTGAGTTGAATCCCATGCTAGGAAACAAGGAAGTCCTTGCGGACGCCCACAAAATGATATACGATTTACGGAACAAACTGAGATTCAGGAAACCGTATGATCGAGATCACGCCCACTGACGCACAAATCAAAGAAGCAAGACTACAGGGGAGCTCGAATGGGCTCCAAGGTAGTATCACACGAGGTGCCGGCGGTCCAGCCGGCTTACTCGGGGAGATCCTTGTACGGGATTACTTCGACTACAAACACGCCCCTACCCCGCACTACGACTTATACACGAGTCGAGGTACCAGAATCGACGTGAAAACGAAGAGATGTACGTCGGCACCCAAGCCCTTCTATGAATGCTCCATTGCGGCCCACGGGACACGCCAAGACTGTGACGAATATATTTTCGTACGGGTGTTAAATAACTTGCAACGTGCGTGGATTCTTGGTAGGATTTCAAAAGATGAGTACTTCAATAAATCGGTACGACACAAAAAGGGCGATAGGGACGAGAGTAACAACTTTACTTTTAAATCTGATTGTTATAATTTACCGATAGAAGAACTATGGCCGATCCAAAAGCACAACTACTCAACTTTAGCATAGAGCTAAACCGCGATGGAAACATTGAATTTAATCTGGACTGCGTGGACACAGTGGGAATGGAGCGTACTCTTCGCTCTCTCGGTGACCCCGCTTATCCTCACAAGATTGGTAACATTGTGAGACATTACTTCCGTACTTTACAGGACAAGATTAAGGAAGAACGCGCATAAAAAAGGCCCCGTAAAGGGGCCAATGGTGGGAAGTGTCTTTGTTATTATTATTTAACCTTACGAGCGGCTTGTGTTGTTCTTTTAGGGGATTTCTTTAAGTTACGACCAGCTTCGTAGTAGTACCCTACTCTAGGTTTATTATCACCTTGATCATCTTCTTGGTGTAAGACTTGAGCGACACCTCGCATTGCCTCTTTCTTTCCACCAACATACATAGGACCTCTGCGCGTTTCACTGCCCGGAAGCACTGTGGAGGACATTACGGTTGTTTCAGCCGCTGTATCTGCCTTACGGGGTTTCGCCCCTTCAGAATATTTATCTTTCTCTGCCATATCCTACCCCTACTTGTCTACGTTCGCACGACCCGGTGTAGCGGACATGCCGAGCTTACCGTAGATAACATTCAACCTCTCAACCTGTTCGGCGGATGCCGCATTCTCGTCTTGTAAGTTTTCGAGGCGGATCATTTCCCGAGTGAGAGAGTCCCGCTCTCTCTGTGTCATTCCTGACGCGGCACTTGTAGTAGGCGTAGCTGTTGTGGTCTTTGCCTTCTCCATGTTAGTGCTACCGCCACTTTCGTATTTCTTACGGGTAGAACCTCCGTAAGATTTCTTTTGACGCATAGTGTCACCGCCCGCCATCATTGGTTTGCGGCCTTGGTTTGAGTACATTTTTTTCATCATCATAGGAGTATTTCCTTCTTAAGGCATTAAGTAGTTCATCTGTTCATTGATACTACCGGGGATAACGATTTCAGTTTTTTCGTCCTCATCCTCGGTCTCTGCTTGTGCTTCGGCCGCACGTTCTAAACGAATAGCGGAAAGACCTGCCGCTACCGATAGAGCTTGGAAGAACTCGAAGTTCTCTTGTTCTGTTTTGAGAGGCTTACCGGAAACAAGGATTTCCTGTACGGTCTTGGCGAGTTTCTTGTCGTTGACCATTGCTTCGAGAAGACTCAGCCCTTGCATACGGAAACTCTGGATAAGAGCCTCTGCACCAACGTAACGGGGAGACACCACGCCACGGTTGATTGAGTAGATACGGGAGATCCAAGATTCGATGGAAAGACCCGTGGGCACTCCGTCGACAGTCATTCCCCCCGGCATCTTTGCTTGGTTTAGGACAGCCCAGTCCCCAATGTCCTTGAGAGTCTGGTAGAGTGCGTCATCGCCGTCGGTCATCTTATCAAAAATGGCCCGCTTCTTCTCACTATCCTGTGCTCCGCCGGCGCCAATCGCGTCGAGAAGATCAGACCCGCTGAATCCTCTGTTCGGAACAATTCCTTTTTTACCTGTCTCCGGATCAATTCCGTAGACACTGCCCTCGAGTTTTTTCTCTGCGGTAGAACGTAGCCACGTGCCGAAGTACTCCTTACGTAAACCTTTGTAGGCGTCTACTGCTTTTTCAATCTCAGCCAAGCCTTCTTCACGAGTGACTTCTCCAGCCTCAATATCCCGATTAACTTTTGCAGTTACTCTCTGGCGGATAAGTGTCTCGATGTTTTCGACTTCTGTAAATCCGGGGTCACCTAGATCAAACTGCTTAAAGAAAAACCCTTGGGGATCAGCGTCGAGATCTTGGATTGCTTTAGCTACAGTATCGTTTGCGTACTCTTTATTCCTTGCGTCGAGTTTAAACTCTTGCTTCATCTTTGCTACGGTGTTTCTGTACTCAGAGATTGATGCGTTAGCAAGCCCCCGTATTTCTTCGTCAGCCGCGATCATTGTGTCTAGGCTAACCTCACGGAATATTCCGTCCATGTCGAGTAGGGGTACTTGTGTGTAGCTCCCTGCTTCATTGAGGCGTAGCATCTTGAGTTCTGACACGCTAAACAAAAGATTCATGTTGAGCTTTGTCTCGTCAAACAGAGGGTCACCCTTCTGGATAGTTTCAAAAACTAACCGACGTGCTTCCTCTGCTTGTGCAGGAGTCAATGCTCCGCTCTTGACGAGCGCCTTACGTAGGGGCGCGGCGGCAGGGCTATTACGGATAACCTCGAGCATCTTAACCTTGAGTGCGCCACGCAAGGCTTCAGTAGAGGGATCTCCCTCCACCAGTTGGTAGTGGCCGCCGCGATCTCCGATAACAACTTCCCGTTGTCCCCTACCCCCTGTGTAGATGGTGATAGGTTCCTCGAAGTGCTGGCCGGCAACCTGTGCAAGTTCGTTGTTGACACGAATAACCGTAGAAGTTGTTGCCGCTCCCCCAGAGAATGGGTCAGTCTTGTTGAGGTCTCCGATTAGAGTGTTGAAGAATTGGTCTGGCTTAACTCGGCCAGTCGCTCCTGCACGTACTAATGATGGTGTTGCCTCACGAGGGGAGACTCCCTTACCGATCTTCTCCCCCGGTGTTCCTTGGCGCATATGACGCTGGGCCCACTCAACTTGGAAAGTCCTATTCGCTACGTTTAACTCTGTGCTAGCCATAGAAGCTTCCCGAGCACCTCCTCGGTTAAAGAAGTCGTCGTAGAATCCGTCCCCAGATTCAGCGAGTTCATCGAGGCGATCCACCATGCCCCTCTCTTCGAGAGCTCCTGCTCCTGCTCCGGCGTCTCTAGCGTACTCCTTACGTATACTTGCGTTCAAGCCACGCTTAAACATCGCAAATTCTTGGAGAGTGATTGCGAGAGGGATCTGATCAGCCATCCGGCGTCCCGCTTCTGCGAGAGCCGCATCGTCGGCAACCTCTGCTCCTTCAGCAACGAGGTCTTTTCCTGACCCCGGAACATCCCCACGTAGAACAAGGCGACGTACCGCACGAACACTCTCTTCACTTACACCGTCAACGCTGGTGTCCCCGCGTAATGCCGCACGTATTCTTTCCCACTTTTCAATTCCGGCAGAGTTCTCGGAAAGACCAACCATACCGTAGAGGGTGTTGCGAAGATCTGAGGGGTTGAGATCGTTATCGACAGCCGCCTGTTCGAGAGCACCATCGAGCTGTGCCATCGTGCGATCTGCCGCGTCGTTAAACTGGACAGCCCAGTTACGTAGGTGAGACTTACTCGCTGTTATCCCAGCTTCACTGCTCGCCCCAGAAGACGCAGGAGGAACATTAAATCCTTCAATTTGAGTAGGATCACGGTGAACCTCATCGTAGAACGAAGTGACGTCCATGAGAGTTGTGTCGCCGTACTTAGTGTAGAGTGCGTCGTATGGCTGGGAAGCTTTTTGATAACTCATCGAACGAGTGATGTAGTACTGGTAGGTGCCGAGGTTATCCGCGCCCCCGTAGGCAACTTTGCCGTAGTCTCGGGCGTACACGTTAGCCGCTTCTGAGATACGGTTTAACCGCTCGAGCATACGATCACTCAGCTTCTGGTTGATTTGCTCGGCAGGCATCCCAATACTTTCATATACTTTACGGAGGGATTCATCGTCTCTGATCAAGTACTCTGAAACATCTGGGATAGGATCACCCATCTTCCAAGACGGATCGATTACACGTAGGGCCTCTTGGTTTCCAGACAGAGCACTTTCGATTAGCCCGAAACGCTCATTGAGAGTGTTCTCAACCTCAGCTAAGTCGCGGGTGATCTGGCTACGAAGATCGGCGTTGTACTCAGCTAAACCATTGGCGAGAGTTCGTATGTCTTTGTCCGTAGACGTGTTAGCAACTTGAAGGAGTTGAGTTACTGCG